ACTTTAACGGTGTTGTTACCCAATCCCAGAAAGCCACCTTTCTTCTTTATATCCCGTTCCACATGCATCACCTTGGGATCGTTTGCACGATATTGAATCCTATATCCTTTCTGTCCTGCCTCTACTTCATAAGATGTATAAGGACCAACAGGAACATTTACTACAGGAAACTTACTTTGTCTGGATATCATACCTATCATACCAATATGTGATAGTCCTATGACCGCACCCAAACTAATGCCAATCCATTTATTCATAATGACAATAATATGGTTTAGTATATAGGCACAAAAAAAGAGACCCCCCAAAGGAGTCTCTCTTGAATAAAGGAATTATTTCCTTCTGTCTTACATAAGGTTTTGAACCTTAACACGACGGTAGTAACGGTTAGCGTTAGCAAGAAGTCTTCCAAGACCTTGGTTAGATACGTTACCTTCGGCAAATGGGTTTGCAACGATTCCGTAACGAGTCTTAAAGCCAATTTTTGGTTGGAAGGTGTCTTGTCCAACTGCACGAACCATCTGAAGAGGAACGTATGGGCAGTAGAACAGTCCAGCGTCATAAGGGTTAGATCCCTTGTAACCGATTACATAGTACTGATCAGCACTATTGTTAGCAGCGAATGGGTCAATATAGACCTTAAACTTACCAGCCAATGTTCCAGCAAATGTATTGCCAGTGTCATCAACGTTCAAGTTAGCATTAAGTGCAGGTGTGTAATCAAGGATTCCAGCCATTGTCAATGCAGAAGCAACGTCAGCAGAGCAAAGGACAACGTTACCCTTTCCACGACGAGTTCTTTGAGCGATCTGGTTAGCATCTCTTTCGATTTGGAAGAGAAGTCCCTTGAATTTCTCAACTGACCAACGACCATTACTATCAACGTCTAAGTCGAAAGCACCAGCAGTTGCAGTATTAACTGTTGCACCCTGTTCAGCAATCTTATAGATTGTACGGATAACTTCACGGTTGATCTCAGCAAGAATCTCTGTTGAGAGAATGTTTGCGAGTTCAGACTCAGCGTTTAGTCCGTGGATTGCCTTAAGGTCCTGAGCCAATTCTAAACTGTACTCAGCTTTTAGCGCACGAGATTTCGCAGTAACTGTTACTTTCTCAATGCTGAAGGCCATTTCTTGGAAATGGTTAGAAGCACCGTCGCCTAAAGCTTCGGAGTCTCCTGTCTGCATACCTTGTCCTACGTCGTAGGCAGAGGTTGTAGCAGAACCAACTGGGTTAAGAACAGATGGGTTAGAACCACTTTGAGAAGTAGTACCGAAACCAGCGTTGCCGTCAGAGAATCCTCCTGTAAGGCTCTCAGCGCTGTTCTGTCCAGAGAATGCTGAATCTGGCTCATCGAATAGAGCTTCAGTTCCACTCTGATTCGTGTAGCGAGAACGCATTGCGAAGATAAGTCCAGTAGGACCACTCATTGGTTGTACGCCAGCGAGGTCATAAGCGACCAAGTTAGGCATTGCACGACGGATCAATGAGATCAGTACAGGGTCGAAACCTGCAACTGGACCAGATGGTGTTGAAGAACCACTAAATCCACCTGTTCCAGCAGAGTTAGTTGGTGAAGCCTCTCCAAGGAATTCTTGGTTCTCACGGAGACATTGCTCTTGGTTCTCAAGAAGAACAGCCGTTACATTTCTACGGTGTGCATCTTTGATTGGATCTACTCCGTCGTAATCGAGGAGCGGGGCCCACTTTTCAGTAAGCGCCTGATAATTGATGTTTTGTTGCATTGTTATATGCTCTTTAGGTGTTATTTAAAAAATAGTTAACTCAATTTTTAGAATGGGCAGCGGAGAGAGCAGCAAGATAAGTGGCCATAGATCCCGAAGGGGCTTCTACATGCTCAGCTTCTTCCTTCAACTCCTGAGTCTGTCCGTCCTTTGCAGAACCAGACTTACTTCCGAAGTAAGACTCCTTAAGTGTTTCTAGTTTTGCACGATAAGATTCTTCACTTTCAAACTCAACACCTTCAGAGAGATTCACAAGTTTATCCTTTTGGGATACTGCGAGTCCTTCTGCAACATTGTTTAAGACAGTTTGAGCAGTACTCTCAGATAATCTCTTATTGAGGGATACGTTCTTCTCTATCTGCTCGTTGAGTTTTGTCTCCATTTCATCAAGCTTGTCTACCATGCTCTCAAGTACATCATATTTGTCTTCAGGTAAAGTTACATAATGTTCTTCAAAAAGATTCTTCATGCCGTCTAGGAAAGATTCGGTCATTTCGGACTTAATGCCACGCTCAACTGCGAGTGCATTTTCCTCTAACCATTCTCCTGCGACATATTCGAGGTATGAGTCAAGTCTCTCGGTGAGTTCTACCTTAACTTCGGCAGTCTCTTCTACAAGTTTCTTGGCATATGCCTCATTAAGTTGATTCTCGATATCAGTAATCTTAGCATTGATTGATGCTTCAAAGATTACCTTAGCCTTTTCTTTGAATTCCTCGGAGAGTTCTTCACCACTTAGAAGGGCAGTTACGTCCTCCTCGATAGCAGCGTTAAGATCAACCTTAGATTCATCTTCCTTAGTAGCGGTTTCATCTTCAGCGATGGCCTCCACTTTCTCATCTTCTTTGGTTTCTGTTTCTTCGTAAGAAACTTTTCCTTTTGATGCAGTAGGCATGGCGTCAGCTTTCCCAGCTCCTTTGTTTACTACGTCTTTAACTTGCTTAATCGTCGCTGTTGGAGTCTTAAGTTTGTTAGAGTCGTCGTCAGGCTTAGAGTTCTGTGGAGTAGGACCTCCCAGATCTTCCACCGCTTGACTACCAGCAACGTAATCGGGTGTTGAAGGCATTGGATCGCCTGCACCAGCGTTGGCGTTAACAGCAGTCTTGGATTGCTTTGTGCCTACTTCCATTTCTTGTAAATCTCCACGAGACATTTGAACTCTCCTCTAAGGCTTTAGTAGATATCGTAATCTGTATTTATTTATTAAATTAGAGATTTGATAGGAAGGTTTGGAAGATTTCCAACTTCTTCTCCTCAAGCTCATTAGGATCAACAATCTTATTTATTGATTCTTGAGCTTTCTCTATTGCTTGTTCGACTACCTTCTCAGGCTCTGTCACTGCAACTGGTTCTGGAGTACTCTCCTTGACAACCAATTGAGCTTCACGAGCCCTAAGTAGGCCAGCTTCCCAAACCCAATCAACTCCCTCCATGATGCCGTTTACGAAAGCATCTGGAGCGGATGGATCAGCAACAATGTCTGCTGCTGTTGCGAGCATGAAGTCTTCACCAACGACTTTGTAACCTTCGTTAGTGTCTCTAAGAGAACCCATGCCTCTTGATGAAACTCCAAGACTAACGCCTTCATCTAAAAGATTCTTGGCGATAACCCCCATTGGAGTTTCTAAAAGCTTTGCTTTACCTACAAAATTATTTCCTTCCCTATGGAGATCTATAATCTTGTGAGATACTCTGTCCAAATTAACAGTTGGACCTTCTGGATGACCTAATTCTCCCAGAGCTCTGCCTTTTCCAACATATGACTCATTATACCTAGCGACTTCTTTTTCAAGAACTTCGGTAGGATAGAAACGACCATTTCTATTCTTAAGGTTTCCTTGTAAGAAAATACCCTCAATAAACATAGACTTCTTACCGTCTTTTTCTTCGATAAGAACCTTCGCAGTTTCGATCTCTTCTCTAATGAGTTTCATTTTTTAGGCCTCTGGTTTTTCTTCTTCAGTGGTATCCGTTTCAGTTTCCAACTCGGCACTAGGGGTTTCAGAATCAACTTCAGAAGTCGGTTCCTCTTCTTGACTAGCTTCAATTTCCGAATTGTTAGAATCTTCTGCATCGGCAGTTGCTTCAGGATCGTCGGCCCAAGGATTGGGTCCTCCAAACAAAGAAGAAGTTACTGCTGGTTTAACAGTATCGATATTCTCAGCAGATTTTGCAAATAGAATATCCTTTATCTTTGAATGAATGTCCGTTGGAGATTCATTTTTCGCTATCATATCAATCAAATCAGAATCCATAACAGTAATAATTTAAGATTGGACTAAAGATATTTATATCTCACCACCTTTAGGCATTTGGGCAGGTGGTTGTTGTTGCTGTTGAGCAGCAGGATCCATTGAAGGATCAGCAGGATTAAGCATACCGCCAGGCATCTGTTCTGGATGAATACCCATACCTAATTGTTGAGTTTCCATAGGATCCATAACCTTGCCGTCTTTGATTTCCTTATCCATCTGCTTATCGATCTCAATGATCTCTTCATCCTTTTGTTTAAGGACATGTCTTCTTACATAATCCATTGAGTAGTACTTACCAACATAAGGATCGACTGCGGCAACAACACCAAGTCTCTCATTAAGAAGTTCTACATCTTTAAGTTCTGCAAAATGATTATCATATACAAAATCAAACTGTATATGATCTGAAAGAACTTCCCAGTCCTCTGGGGTAACTATGTTCTTAAGAATTAGATTAGTCTTCAACATGTCAAGGAAGACACTTGAGAACCTCTTTCTCATTCTACCAACAAACTTGGTGAACTTAATCTCGTCTCTTAAGATCTCAGAAGACCTTCCAAGATTAAATCCTTCACCTGAACCAGCGATACGTGATTCGGGAACTCCCAATGAACGATAAAGTTTCTTTTGGAAGTACTCAATATCAGCAAGTTCTCCAAGGTTTTGTCCGCCTGGAAGAGTAGTGATCTCAGTACCCCTACCACCTTCTCTACGTGGTAACCAGAAATCTTCCAGCATACTCATATGCTTTCTGTCATCCCTGATCTCACCAGTTGATGCGTTATATACTAACTTATTTCTATAACGGTTCATAACCTCTTTGAGGTATTGTTCCGCTTTAATCTTTGGAAGATTACCTACATCAATATAAAAGATCCTTCTTTCAGGAGCACGACTCAACCTGTAGATAACAAGGGAGTCCTCAATCATTCTTAACTGATTAAGTGCCTTAATGGACTTGTTTAGATAAGAAAGAATGGTATTCTTATTTCTATCTACTAAACCAGAATGAGCGAATGTAACGGAATCTGGCGCAAGTTTTACTGGTTTTAATGAACTCTTAAATGGTTGTCCAATACCACCTACTCCAGCTTTATTAGCATTAGTGCCTGGATCGTAAAGATAATATTCTTCAATCTCTGGATTATCTACATTTTGAATTTGATCCTGATTAACTCTTTGTAGAGCGCCATTAAGAGTCTTATCCTCTTTCAACTTTCTAATAAATTTTATTTTAAGTGGATCTATATTTCTAACTTCTTGTATTCCTTGTTCTGGCTTTTTTATATCAATGACTTTGTGATAAAAGATTCTGCCATCAATATACCAATTACGCAAAATCTCATGACACTTCTTATCGAAGTTCATGAGTTCTTTAACGGATTTAAATTCTTGTCTGATTAATTCCTTTAACTTCTCAGAGCCTGGAGTATTCTCCAAGTCAATCTGAACAGGAGAATCATTCTGATCGGAAACAATCGCTTCGTTTATAATATCTTCGATAGCATTATCCACTTCGGGATGTAATGCCATCTCTCTATATCTTTTGATTAAATCAAATTCAGATTTATAGACACCATCGATGTCTACGTACTGTCCGTAAAAACCACTAGACACATAATAATCCGAGGAATCCTCCTCGGATTTTGGAACAGGAGAAACGACGGACTTTACAGCCTCATCGTCCTTCTGAATTTTAAAACCAAATAATTTAGCCATCTAACTATCACTAACTGGGCTCTTCCCAGTTATTTATTACATCAAAATATCCCTCTTATCAAATAGAGATATTTATGGTGCAAGTTGTTCGTTTTCAACAGCAGACTCAGTATTGAAGAGATTATTCTCTTCTCCATCCCAAGCATCCCACCATTGAACTTGTAGATCAACTGTAAATTCTTCTATTTGATCAGCAGCGTCGTAAGAAACTTCAATTGCACTTACATTGGTTGGGAAGACACCATTGAACTTATACTTCTTAAGTACAGGAACTTTATCATTACCTTTTGGAATGTCTTGATTAATAGTACCAGCCTTTGCCTGTCTAGTGCTTTGTATATCGTTTCTTCCTAACTGAAGAACATAAGCATCTGTTTGATATTGTGTAGGATTGATATAACCCATTGCACTATCATGCTTATTGATTCCGTTCATCCACTGTTCAAATGCGTTTCTTAAATTGAATGAAACGTCATTAATTACAGAGATTGTCCAGATATCGAATGACCTGTCACCTGCAATCTTTAACTCTCTTCCTCTGAATGGCACGTTAATAACATTAACATTCGAGGCAGGAAGTGCAGCAGCCTTAACCATAAAGGATGAAAAATCATCCAACTGGTTTCCCTGTACATAAGAAGGGAATTGTAATTTGACCTCAAACAGGTTAGGTCTTGCAGCACCACCGATTAGTTTCGACTTGAAAATGTCGATAGTGCGATCTTTTACCTGTGGTCCATTTGGATTTTTAGTGCCCATGCCTTTTTAGCTCCTTCGTAATTTATTTAGTGGATATCAAGCAGTACCTATGACTTCATCAAAACTGATGCCAGTCCTAGTTGCAACAAAGGTTAGACCGATAAAGTTGATCGATCTGGCAGGCTTCACAAATATGTCTGCCTTAAACTGGTTAGCGTCAATAACATCAGGTGTGTTATTAGACTCGTCACAGACAACCACAAAGTCTGTAATACCTCTCTTAGCCTTAACATCACGAAGGTATGGTTCAACAATATTCAAGAAGTTTGTTCTTGTAAGAGTATCGTTGAATTCAAATAGTTGAGCTTTTGCAGCCCTTTCAATTGTACTTTCGATTGTTAAGAACAAACGACGAACGTTGATTCTATCGAAAGCAGAGGCATCCTTAAGTCCTGTCTTGTCTCCGAAGAGAATCATTCCTGCACCAGCAGAGAAGACAACAGGGTTAATTCTCTTAGGATAGAGAAGATCTCTTTGTGCCTGAGAAGGATTATATGCAAGTTTGATTGCATTATTAATTGTACCCCTTGTAGAACCAGCAGGTGAGAACCAAGGATAAGAATTAATAGATGTTCTTGCCATAACTCCAGCAATATCACCATTCAAAGGAATATAACGGAATGTGTTATTAAACCTATCGAAGGTGTATTTGTAACCAGAGTCAAATACTGCATAGGAACTAGACGACAAACTATCGTAGAAAGTAACTACGTTGCTTGTCTGAGTGTCAGAGTTAGTTAAACCAACTACTCCAGATCTGTATGGTGAAATACAAGCGATGCAATCCTTACGGGTATTTGCAATCTGAATTAGTTTATTAGCCTTGGCCTGAGCTTCATAGATTGAAGATCCGCCAGATGGTCCCTGAATTAGATAATTAACATCGTATTCAGCAGGATTTTCTAAAACTGTATAGGAACTAACAACGTCTCCGAGAGTAGTATTGTATGAATTAACAGATCCATAGTCATTACCACTTGCGAGTGTATTTGCAACAGCACCTACACCATTGAAGGTAACGTTCTGAGCGTTCTGACCCCAAGTACCTGTTGCATCAACAGTATATCCACTATTAGTGGAGTACTTAAGTCCGATTCCAGTTTCAACTGCACCAGCGAAAACGTAATCAGAGTAGTTAGCGATGTAATCCTTGTAGTAAGTAGCTGTACTTGGAGAGATCTTAGCATCAAGTGCCTTAGATAATCCAGTCCATTTCTCTAGGATGTTACCAGCTGTACCTGTTACAGAACCAGTATCATCAACAACTACAACATGAACTTCATCAAATCTTGAATTCCTTTCCTTAGCATATGCGGATGTGCTAGGAGCAGGAGCAACGTTCTTCCAATAGAAATTACTATTAGAAAGTCCGAGTGTCTGTTGTTGATACCAATCAGTTGCAGTATTACCTACACGTAAGTTAATACCACTACCAACACCAGAACTAACAACGAAGTCTGTATTTGCAAACGACACTGTAGCAGAAGTGTCCATAATGACACGGTTGAAGATAGTTGAATAACCAACTATATTACCAGTGTATGTTCCATTAACGGACTTGATCTGGTCTCCGATATGTGCCTTATAGGTGTCTAAATCAGAACCAAAATCAATACCAGTAGAACCAATTCCGATTGTTGCTTGGAATCTAGTTCTCTCAATTCTTTGTTCAATACCAGAAGCATTGAAAACTCTTATACGGTTAGGATAGTTAACGTTAGGAACTTGATTAGTGTTCTGCCAATCGAAGATTCCCTGTTCATATCCTTGGAAAGCATTAGTAGATGAACCTTCTTCATAGTCGGTTTCAGACCAGACACTAGTTGAACTGTCAAACTTACTAATGATCTTAACGTCAAAGGATCCTTTGTTGATTGCAGTGATCTGTCCCTTAAGGTATCCAGTTTGAACACCAACAGTACCATCTGTTAGAGCAACACTAGTAGAGAAACCAGCGGTAACAGCATATCCAACTGCAAGTCCATCAGTACCAATTGCAAGTCTTTGATCTGCCTTACCATCAACGATGCAAACTTTAAGATCGTTTGCCCATGAGCCAGGGTTCCTTGCAGAATACTTCCAGAGTGGATCGATAGTGTGATTATTGAAATAGTCTTCAGCAGACTCGATAGACAAGTTAGTAACTGCAGCACCAACAGGTGTGTTAGCATTGGAGAGTTTATCTCCACTTGTCCTAATTACTCTAAGTACTCCACCATAAGACAAGAAAGCGGATGCAGTCATCCAATATTCGTACTGAGCATCAGAAGATTTTGGTGACCCAAACGTATTGAGTAATTCGGCTTCTGTCTCAATTAAAATCGGTACATTAACTGGACCTTTTTCAAAAGGACCTGCAATTGCACCAACCTGATCGTTGATATCGTCAATTCTGCCGATGGTTAAATCAATTTCCTTGACTCTAACGCCTGGTGATACTAAATTTAACGCCATGTTAGTTCCCCTTGAAGAGTTTCATCTTTTTCCCTAAACTTATTTATTGATTAGAGCTTTTTAATGGGGAAACAATCCATGAACATACTACCAATCTGGATATAGTTCATCTGGTAAAACTTTATTTTCTCTTCTTCTTTTAACTATACGTTTAACCGTACATATCCTACATTCATATGAATATGAAGAAGCAAGAGCTCCTCTATTCTTACGTGTCAAATAAAAACCACCTATAAGATCCTTTACATCTCCACAAGTTCTACATTTCCTCTCTTGTAAAAATAGATGTCCTAAATCAAATTGGTCGTCAAAGTCCATCATTTAGAGGTATTCCCACATGTAAGATCTGTCGCCGTATTCATCTGTATTCCATCTATCTCCTGTAGTATCAACAAAACTATCTTCTCCTAAACCATCATCCACGAATCCAAAAGGAGCCATATCCTGTTCAATCTCATTCTTCTGTTCATCATAAACTCTCTTTCTAACATCATCATCAGTCATCTCTTTAAAGAAATCCTGACATACCAACCATGCAAATATTACTAAGCACATTGCAAGGTCATCATTAGATCCTTCTTCTGCCTCAAACGATTGAGCCTTTTGGATAAAGGTAGTTAGTTCTGCAATTATATCATAATCATTTATAAGTAATTTATCAGATTCAATTAAAGTCTTTAAATTAAGAGAACCAATCTTCTTAACCGTCTTAGACATCTTAACGCCTAACTGCGTCTTATTACCAGAGAAACCTATACCTAATACCTGACCAGCTCTTCCTCTTACAGAACTCATTAATAAATTTTCATATTCCAAATCATAGAATAATATAGATGCAACCTGATCCCCAACATCATTTACTTCTACTAAAACATATGCATTATTATATGCTTTAGCAAATTCCTGTACAACACTGGGGAATATCATAGGTTTTATATTATTATTTCGATACTTAGCAACTACCTTATACGGGAACTCTGTAGTATCAACAACAATAAAAGCAGAATAATCCTTCTCTACACCTCTTGCAACATCAACTGTTATGATATAATTGTGACCAGAAACTGGATTTGTATATATCTCTCCTCCTCTTGGGCCCTTACCTGTTGGTTCGTCATAGGCCATGACTTTTAATTTAGCTGGAGATATTAAAGTATCAACAGATCCTAAGAACTCACACTCAAACTCAACTCGGAACTGAGCTTCTGATGTGTTCTTAACCGTTTGTTCTTTCCACGCTTCATCTCTGCCTGGAACTTCTGTCCAATGAACGTCCGTGGTTATATACTCGTTTCTACCAAGTTCTGCATCATGCCACAATCGATAAAAATGATTCATACCACGAGGGGTAGAAACAATAATTACCTTAGTAGACTTACCAGAACTAATAGTAGGATATACACTACTAAAGAAATCCTCTGCAATATGGTTGGGAATGAACGCAAATTCGTCTAGGAATATGATGTTGAATGACATACCCCGAACCGCAGATGCAGAGGTAGATGCAGCAACAATCTTAGACTTATTCTCTAATTCCATAGAACCTTTGTTCCATGCAATAATACCTTGTTGCATCCACTTAGGTAATGCCTCATATGCAATCTGCAATCTACCTAGTAGATCCCTAGCGGTTGCAGCTTTGTTTGCAAGAATACCTATAGTTACACTGTCATTGAACAATGCATAATGCAAAAGATAAGATACCACAGTCGTTGATTTACCAGACTGTCGAGGCATCTTACATATATTAAATCTACCACTATGGAAATTATGAATTAACTTCCTTTGAAATGGATACATGTCAAAAGGTACTAGACCTTCATCCAAGTTAATAATTTTTATAAACTTCTCAGTAAAATATACGGGATCATCTTTACATTTCAGAAACTCAGCAATCTGTTTCTTAGTGAAATTAATAGGTGTGTTGGCTTTCTTTAGATTCGGGTTACCAAGATATACATTATCAGATTCTTTAGCCATCAGGGATTAATTACAAGTAAAGGTTTAGTCGGGTCTTTGTCAGAAGGACAGAAATATATTACTCTACCGCCTGGATATACTTTCTCCAATTCATGTTGAACATCCCTCTTAAAAGGTCGTCCTCTTTGTGGGAAGAACATCTGAAGGAACTTAGTTTGTCCTCTAAAGATGAACGTTATAGAATAAGTTGCGCCGTACTTGTTCAACCTATCCCAATTTTCTTCTCGTAAGTTTCTATATGATTTCATAGTAGAACGCAGGTCTCCTTGATTATTTAGAATCCTTCATTGTCTGTTTAAGCATCTTCTGCAATTCAGCAGTGCTACCTACAAACAACGCATTATTAGTGACATTAGTAGTTTGTTTAGTATCTACTTCTTCAATGTCTTTAACCTTCTTTTGAAGATCCATTAACTTATCAGCAGTGTCAGCAACGTGTTTGATTAACTGACCAGCAACTTCATACGATCTTGCAGATTGACTTTGTTCGGCAACATCAAGAATACCATCAACCGCTTCCTGTCCCTTCTCAATTAACGAATATAACTGAGCTCTACTATATTCATAATCCCTTTGAATCTCTGGAGAATCTTCTGAGGATTTCTTAATGCTGGTTCTAGTTGGTCTCTTCTCTATATCTTTTGTAGGGATTATCTCTGAAGAAACTTCCAAAGCATCATCTATAGCATCAAATTCATGTTTCATAAGTCGGAATCAGTTTGCTGACTGATACTGAATACTAGACCATCTGCGAATTCGCTCTTAGTTTCACCGAAACCAAAGTCATCACCCTCTTCTATGAGAGCCGTATCCTGTATAGTAATAGCATTTATAGGAACATCGATGTCATGTGGAACAGGAGTACTTCCATACTCTCCTCTTCTTACAGTTAATCTTTGTCCAGACTTGGACTTAATTAACATCTTCTCCTCATCTATCTGAATATAATCACCTTTATTAAATGGAGTTGCAGAACTAACATTAAATGAAGTTACAGTTTCATTGAATACTTCATTTGTTCTTGCGGTATCATCTGCATTATAATCCTTAACTGCAACTGGAACTGCTTGATATCTAACTTGTCTTGGAGCAGTTTTAAGATTTGCAGTGTCACTAGTGTAATCAACTTGAACTTTCTTAATTAGTCCTTCACTACTATTGTTAATAGGACCAAATAGGAATGTCTTACAATTAAAATTAAGAGTATAAATCAATGCCCTTCTTGTTAGATAATCATCTTCATAATTATCTTCCATACCAATACTCTCAAGAGTTATTGGCATATCTCTTTTCTCACCAATAATACTTACCAAATCTATCGTTAGATTAAATGCTGGTTGAAAATATGGTAAGATCTGTTCTAAAATCTGAATGGCATCCTCATTTAACTTTGCAAGGATACTCATTTGCATACTAATATTATAAGGAACAGGCATGAACCCTTTAATCAGTTTATTGGTACTCTTATTGACTGACTTAAAGGTCTGCATAGTAGAAACCTTTCTGGTCGAGTCATATTGCATACCAATTACTTCAAAAGACATCCTTGGTAGAGTAAGAGCTGCAGCAACTCCATCGTTATAGTCCCTACCTTGTTCTAATCTTGCAAGAAATTTCTGAGTTGGTCCGTATGATACTGGAACTTTTATTACACTAACAACTTTTCCAGCCTTATCTGTGTGCTGAATTTCAATGTTATTAAAAAGAGTACCAAACGAAACAATTGTTTTACGAATTATTTCGTGATAGAAATGATTGGTTAGCATAATATTACCACCTTATAATAGTATTTAGAACTCACCAAATGGATTGTTCTCTGTGAAATCTAATATTGAATCAGCTTCTAGTTCTATTTCATCATTAGAAGCAAAGTCCAAATTACCAAAATCATCCTTAACGGAAGATACTGTATAACTTGCTCCAGCACCAACAATTGCTTCACCTAATGCAAAGTTACCGTTCGGAATACTGAGTTTAAGTATCCTAGTTGATGCATCCCAACTAGAAACATATGCACTAGTACCAGTAGAGACTCCCTTAACTATTTCTCCACCTTCATAATCACCAAATGATGGTGAGGTAATGGAAGATATAGAAACAAGTGCATTAGTACTTGTATAACCAGCACCAGCATTACTGTATCTAATTTCAGTAACAGTATTAGCAGTACTTACAACTGCCTCTGCTTGTGCGTTCCACAGTAACTCTGTTGTTTCATTAGACTGTTGAACCCATACAGGAGTAATACCAACTGTTGGTAGATATGTATATCCCGTACCACCAGTGGTGATTGCAACTGGACCAAGACATGCTTCGGATACAATAGCAGTAGCAATTGCAACAGAAGTCGGAGAACCACCAGTAAATGTTATGGTTGGTGGAGTAGTGTATCCTGTGCCAGGATTTACTAATAAAATTCTATCAATAGCTTTATTAGGAACACCACTTCTACTAGTCATAATAGCAACAGCAGTTGCCTGATCACCAAGATCAGCTGCACCAATAGTCATTATAGGAACAGAAGTGTATCCGTTGCCTGGGTGGTTAATCGTAAGACTATCAACTTCCCTATCAGAATTTAACGCAGCAGTTACTATTGGTAACTCATTATTAAGATTGTTAATAAACTGAGCAACAGTAGATGTCTGTGGATCACTCTCTTGTTGTACAGTAGTAGTTGGAACAAGTTGAGAACTGGTATTTCTAAATGCATTATCTCCTGTTAAATTTACAGTGACATGATCTAGATATCCTTTAAATCCCTTTGTGACAATGGGATTTTTACCAGCACCAGAGGTATCAGCACCAAACTTTAATTGATCGTTTGCAAAGAATAGAATAGGATCAGCAGTACCTAAATTGTTACTTACGTTTCCATTGACAGATATAGTAGCATCCTGTTCATACTGTTCTACTCTAATAAAGTTCCACGCATTTAGAGTTAGTGGTGTAGTATTCTCTATAGATCCAGAACCAGAAGCAAATACTACGTTTCCTGTTTCTCTATGATATATTTTGAATCTATTAGTCCACATTATGGCTGCACCATAATTAGGATCTTGATCGAATTGTGTAGGATATATCCAACAACTAAAGGATAATCTTCCATCCCCAGCTTGGAATGAATCTACATTCGATGTAAATTTAAAGTTAGCACCATTAACATCAGTATCGTTACTATGGTATAACGAATTGTTTCCAAACTTAATCTGGGATGATGCTGTACGATTTGGTGGAGTAAAGGATACGCTTGGGACATTTAAATAATTAGTACCTGCAAATGTAATGTTTGTAGTTTGAATTGCACCATCAGCAATGGTAACAGTACCAATCGCTTGTCCTCCTCTAGTTGGTTTGTTAATAGTAACTGCTGGAGTTCCCTTATAGTTACCATCATCAAACAACTTAATCATCTGAACAGACTTAGTTCCAATGATAGTAGAGGCAAGAGATACATTAGCAACAGCATTCTGATAATCATCAGTAGCCATCTGTAATGTTACTACTTGACCCATAGTTGCAATAGTATCCTCTACAGGAACACCTTCCTTATCGGTGAGACTATCTGGTAGATCAATAACTTCATCTTCAACTTCAAAGAGCTCACATCTAAGTTCATACATGAATAGGTCATTCATCTGGTAGAAAGGTACTTTTCTTTCTACGTATTTGATCTCAAACAATCCATTATCTAATGGAAGATATATTAAGTCTCCTTCTTGTGGAGTATGAGCAACCTTAATTTCATCTGCTGGC